CAACACTGGGCCAAGCCCTTGGCGGTCCTTTAGGTGGCACTGCAGCCAAGGCTATCGCCAGCGTGCTGGGCTGCGACCCAGAGCCTAAAGCATTGCAGAAAGCGGTACAAAACGCATCACCAGAGCAGCTTGCAAAGATTGCAGCTGCAGACAACGAATTCGCTGTGCAGATGAAAAAGCTAGACGTGGACGTGTTCGCGTTAGAAGTGCAAGACACTCAGAACGCCCGCAAGTCTTTTGCTGGCGACTGGACCCCTAAAGTGCTGGCATTACTGGCCTTCGTTTTCTTCGGCGCTTATGTGTCCATCGTGACGCTAATGCCAGACACAAATGAATCTATCGTAAACCTAGTGCTTGGATACTTGGGCGGAATAGTGAGCGCAGTAGTTAGCTTTTATTTTGGCGCTTCAAACAAGAGTGAAAGCCAATGAGCAGCGACAAGCTATTTGAGTTACTGAGAAGGCACGAAGGCGTTAAGCCGTTCGCCTATCAGTGCAGCGCAGGCAAAACCACAATAGGCGTTGGCCGCAACATAGACGAAGACGGCGGCATCGGCTTATGCGATGTGGAAATAGATTTTTTATTGTCTAACGACATTGACCGAGTTGAGACTGAGCTTGAAAACACTTTTTCGTGGTACAAGAATTTGACCCTTGCCCGCAAAGACGCGATGGTTTCAATTGCCTTTAACCTGGGCCTTACCCGATTGCTCAAGTTTGAGAAGGCGCTGGGATTTATGGCTGGCGGTGACTACATCATGGCTGGCATGGAATTCGATAACAGCCTTTGGTCTAAGCAAGTTGGTGCACGGGCTGAAGAGCTTTGCCAGATGATCGAAACAGGGGAGTATCAAAATGACGCTGCTTAGTATTAACCCCCCAGCAGGAATCGTTAAAAACGGCACGGAACTCCAGCAGTCTAATAGTTGGAATGACGGTAACTTAGTTCGTTGGAATGAAGGCTCTCTTCAGCCTGTAGGTGGGTGGAGGGCTAGAACCACATCTGCAATGACTGGTAAGTGCAGGGCAATCTTAGCGTACCTTGATAACGATGGTGATCGTAGAACTGTAGCTGGTACTGAGTCCAAGCTTTTCTTTATAGCAGAAGACAGCACTTTGTCAGACATAACGCCTTCTGGATTTACGACTGGTACGTCAAGTGCTGCTCAGAACTTAGGTTATGGCGGGTTGACTTGGAATCTTTTGTCTTGGAACTCTCCCCGCCCTGACAGTGGTGCTTACGCCCCTGTCACGACTTGGAGCCTTGATACTTTCGGTGAATTTGTCATCGCTTGCTCAACAAGCGATGGCAAGCTTTATCAATGGCAAAACAGCGCAGCAAGTGTCGCTGCTGCCTTGAGTAACGCACCGACAAGCAACACAGCAACAGTCGTAACAGAAGAAAGATTTGTACTAGCGTTAGGCGCTGGTGGTGTCGGGAACAAGGTAGCTTTCAGCGATCAAGAGGACTCAAATACTTGGACTCCAGCAGCTACAAACCAAGCTGGAAGTTTCACGTTAGCCACCGATGGCAACCTAATACTTGGTCGTAGAATGAGGGGTGAAACTCTTCTCTTAACCGATGTAGACGCTCACGTGATGCGCTACATAGGCCCCCCGCTCGTCCATAGCTTTGTACAAGTTGGAACAGGCTGTGGCGCTATCAGCGCCAATGCCTGTGTCATAGCAGACGGTTCAGCGATCTGGATGGGTCGTAACGGTTTCTTCACATACTCTGGCTCAGTACGCTCTTTACGATCTGCTGTTGGTGACTTTATCTTTGAGAATATGAATGTTGACCAGCGCAGTAAAGTGTTTGGGGTTTTAAACAGTAACTTCGCTGAAGTCACTTGGTTTTATCCTAGCTCTGGGAGTAATGAAAACGACAGCTATGTAAGCTTTAATTATCGTGAAAACCACTGGCAAATAGGGACACTTGCCAGAACTGCTGGCTTTGATTCTGGCGCTTTCGTTTACAGTAATTACGTTGATGAGAACGGCATTATTTTTGAGCATGAAGCTGGTTATGCTTACGACTCTGACACCGAAATATTCGTTGAAAGTGGCCCTATCGAAATAGG